CTAATCACAAAGGTATGGCATCTCGCACAGCGTAGCTTGCCCAACGTTAACACCCTTATCGCAAGAAGCGATTAAGGAGCATCTAGTTGGGGGGCACGTCACTGTGCTAAGTTAGCCATCATTTGGATCACCCTCACATTCACAGCTTTATTGAGAAATTAGGCTGTCATGTGATACCCACCTCGTCTTCACTTGAGGACGAGGCCTCTGCGTAATGCCGTGTGTCCAGGGAACCCCCGGACCAGGGCGCTCTGTGAAGAGCTGTAAAAACGCAGTGTCGTCATTGGTTGGCGACCTACGCGAAGACTCAACGCGAGTCCGAACGTAGATCTCTTCTCGTTGCAGTTCCCAATTCCAGCGACGTCGAAACGTCCTGTTGTCGGGTTCTGTCCGAGTTTTGTAACCAAAGGCGCCAGATCGTTGGGCTACATCCGGGATTAACCCGGGTAGTGTCGACGCGAGATACGCTGATGTCGATAGCATAAACTTTTGGTAAAAGTTGTTTGCTGTCGCCACAACACTCGCTAACGAGGCTGGTTTGCCATCGTACCAACCGTGCCAAAACGCGGGAGTCACGTCGACTCCACGGAAGGCTTCAACCCCACAAGACTCTCTGAAGTTTCCACTCCAGTAAGACTTATCAGGGTTGACTTTGAAGTACAATACTTCAAGGGTTTGTACGAGAAGCTCCCGACTCTCTACGGGGACGATAATATCGTCTCCGTAGATGGATATGCTTCCTCTGAGGGTTTCAATGTTCCGTACAGTAGCGTTAAGCCCGCGCGATACCAATGCGCAGGACACCGCCACTGATAAGAACACCAGCGACTCCACAGGGAAGGTACAGGCGCTACCCATAGTTGAGAACTTTCTCAACCGGATGACCTCAGGCGCTCTTGCGCTGAGAGTCTGCCGGACACTACGGGTCCGTGTTGCACGGAGGGATCGAAGTAACCGGTTGTTACACCGGAATAACGATCCAACAACGTGCGTAGAAACCCGATCGCTAGCTGCTGACAAGTCAACAGTAGCCAATCGGCCGTCCTCGGAAGAACGCCGCGCCAATTGCTGATTGACTGATTGATCGCGAAAGCGAACAAACGGGTCAATCCAAGAAGCTCGACATCTTTCAGAGAAGTAGTGCTGCAAATTTTGCTGGCACCACTGGTTTGCACTCGGTTCTGCGGCGATGAGCCGCGGCTTCGAGTACGACTTCGGGACAGCGAGAAGTCTAGAACTTTGTTCTTCTGAACAAGGCTCCGGACGATCAACGCTTCGTTTCGCCCAAGCCGAATAGCTATGGAAAGCATAATCGGCGAACGGGAACTCGGTTTCCAGAGTAGCTGACCAGGCTCGCCAACAGTACTTGTTAGCGAGTCCAGTGAACTCTGCAACAGCTCCTGGTCCGTGCTTGAACCTCCACTCGGAAGGATCGTAAGATCCGAGAGTGGCGGTAAGGATCCCTGACACTTTGTCAAGGACCCCAAGGACGATCGTGATGTCTTTCCGCGAATGCGGAAAGTGAGCGTCAGCTCGTGCCCTGTATAGGGGCGACTTTTCGAAACCATGAAAGGTCTCCTTCTCAGAGGCATAAGCCTCGGTCTCTCCCTCCCAAAACCGATCTGGTTCGGGCAGGGTCTGATCGACTGCATAGAATTCGTCAACTTCCGTTGACGCCTTTTCTGCAGTGCAAGGGAAACTAGCCTTCTTCGCGGCAAAGACAATCTGCCGCAAGAAGAATATAGCTTCCAGGTTTGCGTCGTCCTTCAAACGACCACTCTCGTCGAAAATCAGTAGGTATAACCCCTGCAAGAATGCAGGGACTAATACGCGGCCCGAAACCCTCTTCGTCAGAGGGAGTCCGGACTGGCAGTACTGACCATTCGAAAGGCACCTATCAAAGTGCTTTCCGATTTTCGGGAGGATCTCCAAGTAAACGGAGACGCCTCTCGAATCTACGAGAGCTTGAAGATGGGTGAGATCTCTCTCAAATTCCATCCTCAGTGTCGGGAAGGCATACATAGCATCTGCGAAGATGTGTTTGTACACCTTTCTCAACTCACTAACATGGCTCTTAGACATTCACAGGGATTAACTCCTAGGTATGTCCCATGCGCCAGGTTAACGATCATCAACAATTAGGAGCCGCCTTAAGGGCCCTCACAACGAGTGAGGGGAACTCCCTATAGGACTTACGACTCCCAGTTCAACAGAGCAGACAGGATTGCATTCGAAGACAAGATCATCTTGTCGGCGACCGCATCCTCAAGTGCGACCGAAGTTTGCCCGGGTTTATTTTCGATGACGAAATAAAACTTGCGGTAGAACTCCGGCACTCCCGACGCCTCGAAGGTGGTACGAACCACCTCAAA